CTTATATCACCTGTAGCACTTATATATTTTACATATATTTTATTAGCACTTATATCACCTGTAGCACTTATATCTTTTACATATATTTTATTAGCACTTAATTCTGTTGCACTTAATTCTGTAGCACTTAATTCAGCAGCACTTATATCTTTTACATCTAATTTTGTAATTATAGTATAATTATGATACGTTGTATCTTTAAAACTCATTTATATTATTTATATATAAATATAAATAATAAATAATAACGAAATTATATTTTTAAAGGTTAAATATTTAATACACAGCAGATTTAACAATATACTTAATTATATTATAGTCTAAATGAACGTTGTATTAAACAACTAAACAACTAAACAACTAAACAACTAAACAACTAAACAAATCTTAAAAAAATATAAAGATATATTATATTTTTTTAGGAATGGAATATAAAGGACCTTGTGATCGTAAAGTTATAAATAGTATTGTATTAAATAATATTTCTTTATTAAAAAAAAATATAAATAATTTAAAAAATATGAATGAGGAAGAAATAAATAATATTATTAATGAAAGCAATAAATTATATTATTTAAATGGAAATTGTATCTTATCAAATGAAGAATATGATATAGTATGTGATTATACTATAAATAAATATCCAAATAATAATATTTGTTTATATGGTCATAAGAAATTAAAAATCACAAAAGATAAGATAATATTACCATATGAGATGTGGTCTATGGATAAATTTAAACCAAACTCGGTTGAATTAAATAATTGGATAAATAAATATCAAGGACCTTATGTATTATCATATAAATTAGATGGTGTTAGTGCTTTATATACAACTGAAAAAAACTCAAGTAAATTATATACACGTGGTAATGGTGTTATAGGTCATGATATAAGTCATTTAATACCTTATTTGAAATTACCAAAACAAAAAAATATTGTAATTCGTGGTGAATTAATAATGAATAAAGAAGTATTTAAAAATAAATATAGTATTAAATATTCAAACGCAAGAAATCTAGTATCTGGATTAGTAAATAATAAAAGTGTAAATAGAGTTGAATATAAAGATATTGAATTTGTATGTTATGAATTAATTAAACCTATTTTGAAACCATCACATCAGATGATATATTTAATGAAGTTAGATATTAATGTTGTTACATTTAGATTTGATAATTTAATATCTAATGAATTATTATTATTAACACTTGATAATTGGAGACTAAATAATAAATATGAAATTGATGGTTTAATTTGTGTAAGTGATAGATTATATGAAAGAGAAAGTCGTAATCCAATATATGCGTTTGCTTATAAAAGTATTATTTATGATAATATATATCAATCAGAAGTATTAGATGTTATATGGAGTGCGAGTAAAGATGGATATTTGAAACCAAGAGTAAAGATTAAACCAATAAAGATTGGAGGTGTTAATATTGAATTTGCTACTGGTTTTAATGGTAAATATATTAAAAAAAATAAAATAGGAATTGGTTCATTAATAAATATTATTAGAAGTGGTGATGTTATTCCACATATATATTCTATTATTAAATCATCAAACGAAGGTTTAATGCCTTCTATAGAATATTATTGGAATGAAACTAATATTGATATAATATTAAAAAATAAAGCGGAAAATAATGAAGTAAAAGAAAAAATAATAACGAATTTTTTTAAAAAAATAGGTGTTGGCGGTTTAAGTACCGGTAATGTAAAAAGAATAATGAAATTAGGTTTTGATACTATAGAAAAAATACTTAAAATGACATATGAAGATTTTTTGAGTATCGATGGTTTCAAAGAAACTTTGTCAAATAAAATATACAAAAATATTAAAATAGGAATTGAAGAAACAAGTATAGAAGTTATTATGGTTGCAACAAATATTTTTGGTAGGGGTGTCGGTATTAAAAGATTAAGTTTAATATTAAAAAAATATCCTAATATAATAGTAAGAAATGAAACAAATGAAATAAAGAAAATAAATCTTTGTAAAATTAATGGTATATCAAACAATATGGCAGAAAAAATTATTAATAATATTGAAAACTTTAAACTATTTATGAAAAAATCAAATTTAGAATATAAATTAAATATTAAAAGTAGTAATTGTAATATTTTTGATTTTACACATGAATTATATGGTAAAACTATTGTAATGAGTGGTTTTCGTAATAAAGAATTATTATTTAAATTTAAAGAAATTGGTGTTAAATATTCGGAAAGATTAAATAAACAAACTGACATGTTAATTGTAAAAGAAAACATCGATACATCGAAAAAAGTTTTAGAAGCAAAAAAAATAGGTATTAATATTATTAATTTATATGATTTTAGAACTATTTATAATGTATAATATCTATGTTAAATATCTATTTTAAATATCGTATACATATTTGTTTTTAAATAGGCATTTATTTGTATTTCACTATAATTATTTATTTTTCCTACATATTTAAGATAATTTTCTTGATATTTTGTAGTATGATTTTCTGTTTCTTTACAAGATTTACTTAGTTCTTTATGATATCTACATAATATTGTTTTTATTATTCTATTTATATCTTTATTTATAATTATTTTCCATTTTTTATCATTAAAAACATATATTTTATTATTTAAACATTTTATAGGTATATCACCTTCAAATGTTGATTTCAATTCATTTAATATATATAATATTGATGATTTTAGGTCATGATCATCATCTAATAAATACTCTAGATGATTTCTATTTACTTTAATACAATTTATTAAATTATCAAAATTACAATTTATATTATTATATCTATTATTTAAGATTTCTATATAATTAACATTTTTATTATTATATATTATACTTTTAAAATTCATTATTTTATTTTCCAATTCATTATGTTTATTTTCCAATTCATTATGTTTATTTTCCAATTTATTATGTTTATTTTCCAATTCATTATGTTTAATTTCTAATTCATTATGTTTATTTTCCAATTTATTATGTTTATTTTCCAATTCATTATGTTTATTTTCCAATTTATTATGTTTATTTTCCAATTCATTATGTTTAATTTCTAATTCATTATGTTTATTTTCTAATTCATTATGTTTATTCATAATTATTAATAAATCATTATTTATTTTATTCAATAGATTATATATATCACTATCTTCATCTCTTTTATTTGTAGTTGTTTTATATTTACAATTGAGGATATGTTTATTATAATAACCTTTTGTTTTATATTTTTTATCACATGTTTCGCATGAAAACATTATTTATTAATATTATAATCTTATATTTTATAAATATTGATTATAAAAATTCAATTTTATAAAATATAAAGTAATTATATATGAGTTGTATTGAAGGACGTGAAATCGCAACACAAAAAAGAATTTTAAATGCTGTTAGAGTGAAATCATCTTTATATACTATGAATTTAGCTTCGTTAAATGTTCGTGGTGGTTCTAATAATTCTAATGTTAATTGGAATCAAGGAAGTGATAGAGCATTTCCATCATTAAATAAGACAAAAGTAATTACAAGAGGTAATTCTACAAAGAGAAGTATTACAAGATTAAGACCTGGCTCTTTAAGTGCAGGTGGAACTGGAATAGATATAAAACATAATTCATATGATAGGTATTTATTGCGTAAAAAATCAAAAAATATAATTACACAACTTAATAATTCTATTCCTATTAAAGGAAATAAAACAAGGGCATATGGTATTGTTTCAAATAGTGTACATTGTAATTGTTAATTAATATATTTACACCTTTTAAACTGGTACAAAAATATATAATTTAATAGTATATATTTTTGTCTAAACATAAAAGTTAAGATTATAAAATTAGTGCTGTTAATTATTATTCAGCTATGGGTGTTATATTAATTGATGAATATGATGAATATGATGAATATTATAAAAATAAAGATAAACATTAATTTATTTTTTATTATTTAATGTATCTCTTTTTGTATATACAACATTTGTATCTCTTAATTTATTATTAATATATTGACCACAAGGACCACAATTATCTTCATTCGCAAGATCTATTTTATGATTTAACGTTTTAACACAATATTCGATTTTCCACCTTCCTAATGGTTTTTGTGCTTCTTTAATAAAAAATGTTTTTATATACGATACAATATTATTCATGTTAATACTATTTATTAATATGAATAAGTTTTTAATATTAATTTATTATTCACATAAAGAATTATAAAATTTTAATACTTTTTTATTTACTTTAATTTTTTGAGGATTAAAGTTTATTAGATACAATCCATCTAACGATTTTACACGAGATAACGCTACGTATATTTGCCCACATTCAAATACATTATTACCCGCATCTATTATTGCGTTTTCTAATGAAATGCCTTGTGATTTATGTATAGTAATCGCCCATGAATAAATTAAGGGTATTTGTCTTATTGCGATACCCGGAATATTTTCACTTTCCCATATATGATAATCTATTAATCTTGTTTGACCATTATTAAATTTTACTAATGGTAGTTCATCTTTAAAATCTATTATTATTCCTTTACTTCCATTTACTATTCTATTATTTGAATCTGTTTTATCTATATTTGTTATACACATTACATTCGCACCTATTTTTAGAACTATTTTATTATCTACTATTGTATTCTTTTTTAAATATTCAATTTCATGTTCTTTCTGATTATTATTAAATTTTAAATTTACTTCTTTTTCTTCTAAAGTAAGCACTACGTTATGAGAAGATTTGTTATATATATATTCTTCAGTATTTAATTTATTTAGTTCTCTAATATTAATTACAACTGCGTCTTTCCTTTTAGGAAATAAAATTGTTGGTTTTATTAACTCATTATCGATTTTTTTATTTACACATTCTAATAAAGTATTATATGATGACCTATATAGCTTTCCTAATCTTATTTCATTTAATATCTTTGTATATTTTTTATCTGTTTGTCTAAATATGTCTTTCAATACATAATTTATGTCGAAAGTATTATTCCATAATTCACTTTCGAAACAAAACATATTAGTATCTATATCATCTATATTACCTACTGGTGGTAATTGAAAGAAATCTCCAGAACATATCAATTGTATTCCACCAAAAGGCAATTTATTTTTTCTTACTTTTTTTCCAATAGCATCTAATATTTCAAATATTTTTTTAGACATCATACTCACTTCATCTATTACTAATATATCTATATTTAACCAATTTTTTTTTTTATATTTATTTGAAATAACATTTCTTACTATTTGTAATGGATCTCCCTTTGCTAATCCTATACCAGCCCACGAATGTATTGTTTTCGCTTTACAATTCAATAAAACAGACGCACATCCTGTTAATGCACATACTTGGATTTTTTTTGATTGTTCTATTGCGTGTTTTACCATATATTTTATTATTGTACTTTTTCCACATCCACCAGGCCCTGTTAAAAATATATTATTACCATCATCAAAATCATTAAGTAGTTTTAGTTGTTGTTCTGTTAAATTAATTTCATTAATAATATTATTCATATTATATGTTTTATATTCCATTGAGTTTGTATTGAAATTATAATATATATTACAATCAATTTTATTTATTATATTTATTATATACGAATTATTTATATTTTTAATAAATAATTTACATTTTTAATAAGTTTCTAAGGATTTCTATAGAATAATTTATATTTTTAATAAATAATTTACATTTTTAATAAATAATTTATATTTTTAATATGTTTCTAAGGATTTCTATAGAATAATTTACATTTTTAATAAATAATTTACATTTCTATAAGTTTCTAACGATTTCTATAAGTTTCTAACGATTTCTATAAGTTTCTAACGATTTCTATAGAATAATTTATATTTTTAATATGTTTCTAAGGATTTCTATAGAATAATTTACATTTTTAATAAATAATTTACAT